TTTAACTCGTATTTGTATGCAGATGGAGTACCTGCAACCGCATCAATTACATCTGTATTTGTTACGTCGTATGTATATCCAGTAGCATCGCCATAATTCACGAAATAAACCGCTTTTAAGCCACCTACTGAATCTTTACAAACTTCTTTTCTGCCGTATGTTAAATCACAAGCCATAGTATATATTTGTTTTATAAAAAAAGGCGGTGTTTATTGCACCACCTTTTTTGTTAGTTATTAAATTAATTATGCTGGAGTATATAATACGATTTCTGAACCGATACCATATTGAACCGCTGCAGTAAATCTCATAATTACATTTACTGTTTGTGCTCCTGTTACTTCCGCTTGGTCAATTAATCTCACTTCATTCATATCATTTAGTAAACCTGTACCAAAGAATAAATTTGATTTTTGAGCAGCCATCATATAGTTATTAGCTAATCCGTTTGCAACAAAGATTTTAACACCATCAAAAGATAATGAACCATTGTTAAACCATTGTGTACCTTGTGCGTTTGTTCCGTTTGCTCCTAAACCTGAAGCACCGAATCCACCTAAAGCTCTTACATAAGCTCTTGCAACATTTTGAGAAACGTAGATGTATAAATCTTCTTTTCCGTAAAGTGCAGCAGGAATAGCATCAACTACTTTTCCTAATTCAGCGATAACGTTTGAAGCAGTTACAGTTGTACCTACTACATCAACAACAGTTGCATCAGCAGTAGCTAAAGGAACAAATCCATCAAATTGCCCTGCAGTAGCGTTAGCACCTCTCCAAATTGAAACCTCCATTGATTCAGCAACTTTAGCTGAAACGTGTCCGATTAAATAATCAGCAAATGATTTTGGTAATTCTCCAAAAGCAGACATTCCCATTTCAATAGATTGCCAAGTACTTGCAAAATCTTTTTTACATAATTCTAAATTTACTTGAAATTCCTCAGGTGTAATTACTCTTTCAGTTAAAGTAACTGTAGAAGTTGGGTCAAAAGCACAAGTAGCGTTTTTAACGATTCCATCCGTTGCTAAACGTTGGATAACTGATTTGTACTTTACGTTTGGCATTACTTCAATCCCACCATTGTCGATAGTAGGTGCTGATAATAATGCAGCAGATATGTATTTCTTTGAAAACTCACCTGCATAAGTTGTTGTGATACTTGTTGTAGTAGCCATTTTTTTTTATTAATTTATTTAGTTAGCAATTTTACTCATTACTTTGTCGAAAGTTGTCAATACTCTATTTTGTGAGTATAAGATTTTTTCAACGTTTGGTCTTGCATCAGGATTATGCGTTAAAGGTTGTGCAGATAATTCTACTTCTTTAACTTCTTTCATAGATGCTAATTCTGTTTTTAATGCTTCGATTTCAGACTTTAAAGCATCAACATCTTCTTTTGAAAAATGCGATTCTTTAACAGTTGATTCGATTACTTTTTTAGGTGCAGTAGGTTCAGCAGCTTGTTCAACTTCTACTTCTACTTCAGGAGTTTCCTCTTGCGTAGGTGCAGCTTCTTTGATTTCAGCAATTTCACCCTCAACTGCAACAAACGAATATAAAATTTATGAGTAATATTCACATTTTAAATTTAAGTGCTTACACAAGTCCGCAAATAAACGAAAGTAAGAAAGGCGAATATGTAGAGTATGGTGCTGATAATAATTACTTTCAGTTTTTAATTGATAGGTATCTTTATAGTACTACAAATAATGCTATTATAAGCGGTTGTAGTAATATGATTTACGGAAAAGGTATTAGCGCTTTAGATGGAAATAAAAAGCCTGATGAGTACGCTAAATTTATGTCTTTAATTAAACCAAATGCTTTACGCAAGGTAGCACTTGAAAGAAAACTTTTAGGGATGGCTGCAATGCAAATAGGGTATGATAAAGGTCAAGTTTCTTTTATTGAACACTTCCCTATGCATACTTTAAGAGCAGAAAAATGTAATGATAAAGGCGAGATTGAAGCTTGGTATTATCACCCTGATTGGGCAAATAAAAAGCCGAGTGAAGAAGTAAAAAGAATACCTGCTTTTGGATTTGGTAATAAAAAGGATGTTGAAATATACGTTATTAAACCTTATTTAACAGGGTTTCATTATTATACGCCAGTAGAGTATTCAGGTTGTTTAACCTATGCTTTAATGGAAGAAGAAATTGCTGATTACTTAATTAATGATATCAGAGGTGGTTTTAGTGGTACTAAAATTATAAACTTCAACAATAATATTCCATCTGAAGAAAAAAGAGAGCAAATTGCAAACGATGTTAAGCAAAAATTAACAGGGTCAAAAGGACAAAAAACAATCGTATCTTTTAACGCAAGTAAAGAAAATCAAACAGAAGTTATAGACGTACCTTTAAATGATGCACCTGCACACTACGAATATTTAGCTAAAGAATGTTTTGAAAAATTAATTGAAGGTCATAAGGTAACGAGTCCGATGCTTTTAGGTATTAGAGATACAGGCGGAGGATTTTCAAACAATGCAGATGAAATTAAAACTTCTTTATTAATGTATGATAATTTAGTAATCAAACCTTATCAATTAGAAATAATTGAAGCGTTAGATACTATTTTAGCGGTTAACAATATCAAATTAAAATTATACTTTAAAACTATTCAACCTTTAGAGTTTACCGATTTAGAAAATGCACAAACAGCGGAGCAAGTAGCAGAAGAAACAGGAGTTAATTTATCGGCACACACGCACCCTGATTTAGCAGATGCATTAATTGACAAAGGCGAAGTTTTAAGTGATGAATGGCACTTAATAGATGAAAACGAAGTTGATTATGAACTTGAAGATGAATTAGATTCTGAAATTGAAAAGCTAAATAAGAAAAAAGAACAAAGTTTATTTTCTAAAATAGTAAATTTAGTAAGTACAGGAACTGCAAGACCGAGAACAAAGTCAGAAGATGACAAAGAAATAGACGGAGTTCAGTTTATAACTCGTTATGTTTATAGTGGCGATACAAAAGGCGAAAGGGATTTTTGTAATAAAATGGTAAGTGCTGAAAAAGTATATAGAAAAGAAGATATTTTAGCAATGGATGACGTAGCGGTTAACGCTGGTTTTGGTAAAAATGGTGCAGATACTTATTCAATTTGGTTATACAAAGGCGGAGCAAGATGTAATCATAAATGGCTTCGTAGAACTTATGCAAGTTTTGACACTAAAATAGACCCTACAAATCCAAACGCAAAACCTTTATCTATTGCAAAAGCTGAAAAGTATGGTTATCGTTTAAGAAATCCAAAAGAGGTGGCTATGAAACCTAAAGACATGCCGTACAAAGGTTATACTAAAGAGTATTGGGAAAAAAGAGGATTTAAAAACTAATTAAGCTATGGCATACGCATTATTAATAAGTACAGAGGATGTAAAGAAATTTACAATTACAAATGGTAATTTAGATGCTGACGATTTTATCGAATATATTAAAATTAGTCAGGATATTACTATTCAAAACTATTTAGGAACTAAACTTTACGAGAAGTTACAAGAATTGATTATAAGCAACGATATTAACGATGTTAAATATTTACCTTATAAAACTTTATTAACGACTTATATCAAGCCTATGTTGATTCATTGGGCAATGGTTTATTATTTGCCTTTCGCAGCATATACATTAAGCAATAAAGGTTTGTTTAAACATACTTCGGAAAACTCTACAAACGTAGAAAAAGCAGAAGTAGATTTTTTAGTTGAAAAAGAAAGGGATATTGCGGAAAGTTATACGCAAAGATTTATAGATTTTATGTGTTTTAATCAAAATACATATCCTGAATATAATTCAAATGCTAATGAGGATGTAAATCCTGATACAAATAATTTTTATAATGGCTGGCAATTATAGTAAACCAAAAGTTGAGAATTTTAAAAAGTTAAATTTATATTTAGCTAAAGTCGAACAATTAAAAAAAATAGAAAATGAGCTTAAACTTCAGCCATATAAAAGGTGATACATTCGAGGCGGTAAACTTTGAAATTAAAATAGATAACGTAGTAGTTGATTTAACTGATACTATCATTAGAATGCAATTACGCAAAGAATATGGCGGTGTTGTTGCTTTATCTTTAACATCGGTAGCTAATGCAGGTATAACTATAACAGATGCGGTTAATGGATTGTTTAAGATTAATGAACAAGTTATAAATGCTGATGCGTATAATTACATTTATGATATTCAGTTTGATTTTGATGGAGTTATTAAAACTTATATTTCAGGTAATTTCTTAATTAAAAATGATGTAACACGATGAGTGATAATATAAATATTAACGTTACTGAAAATATTGACCAAGTTAATATTGTAGCTTCGGAAATTGTTGAGGTTGTAGATTTAAACCTTTATGCAACTACTGAAGATGTTACTATTAACGTTACCGAAGAAATTATACAAGTCAATATTAATAAAGTAACTTCATCAAATGTTACTAAAACAAGCGACTTAATAAACGATGGCGAAGATGGTGTAAATCCTTTTATTACTTTAGAAGATATACCGCCTGTTACAGGTTTTGTTCCATACACAGAAGCAACTCAAAATGTAGATTTAGGCGAGTTTGAATTAAAGGCAGGGCAAGTTGAGTTTGACCAAACACCAACAGGAGCAGCAGGCGTAGGAGTAATGCGTTGGAACAATACGGATGGAACTTTAGATTTAGGCTTAAAAGGTGGAAACGTTACCTTACAATTAGGACAAGAACAAGTTGCAAGAGTAGTTAATAAAACCGCTACAAATATTACGCTTTTAGAATCTAATTATCAAGTTGTAAAGATAATAGGTGCAACAGGTCAAAGATTATCAGTTGATTTAGCACAAGCAAATAACGATTTAAATTCTGCAACTACTTTAGGAGTGGTTACAGAAACTATTGCTAACAATCAAGAAGGATTTATTACAACAGGTGGGCAAGTAAAAGAAATAAACACGACAGGTAGTTTACAAGGTGAAACGTGGGCAGATGGAGATGTGTTATATTTAAGTCCAACAACTGCAGGAAAGATAACGAATATAAAACCAACCGCACCAAATCACACAATTATAGTTGGATATGTTGAGTATGCTCACGCTATTCACGGAAAGATATTTGTAAAAGTTGATAACGGATATGAATTAGAAGAATTACACAATGTAACTTCAACTAACTACACTACTCCTATTAATACAGATAGCGTATTAACTTACGATGTTACAAATTCACTTTGGAAGCGTTTAAGTTGGTCAAATATCAAATCAAATTTAAAGACTTATTTTGACGGCATTTACGAAAGTTTATCAAACAAAAGCACTTCAACAACTTTAGGTACAAGTGATACTTTATACCCTACACAAAATGCGGTTAAGACTTATGTTGATAATCAAAAAGAAGTTTTGGAGTTTGCCAATTTGGCATCTTTTCCAGTTACAGGGGAATCGAGTAAAATTTATTTGGCTTTAGACACAAACAAAACTTACCGTTGGAGCGGTTCGGCTTATGTGCAGATTGGCGGTGAAACAGAAACGTTTAATCAGTCTACTTGGGAGTTTTCAGATTTTATTGACGAATCTGTAAATCAAAAACCTTTCACGGGTGGTGCTTTGGCTAGCGGTTCTAAAGATGCTGCTGTTTATTCTGATTCAGATCAGGACTATATAGGCGCTCATTTATTACAATCAGGAACTTCTGCAAATGGTGGTTATCGTTTTTTGAATAACACTAATCCTAGCTTTGGAGGAATGCGAAGTGTTGGTGGTCTTACATTTTACGGAATTTTTAAACTAATTTCTCAATCAGATGCAAGAGATAGAGTTATAAGAATTGGATTTCACAATGCCACTTCGGGAACAACAACCCCTACAATCGGTGCTTTTCTTGAAATATTAGGAAGCACTGCAACTTTTAAAACTAAAGGTTCTGGACTTGAAACAGCTAGTAGTTCAGTAGTATTGACAAGTGGAACTTCTTCAGGTGGTGTATTTTACAAAATTTTAATTGAATTTATCTCTACAACTTCTGTAAATTGTAAGATGATTGATAATTCTGGAACAGTAGTATTAAACACTACAATATCTACAAACTTACCATCGGTAGGACAAAGATTTGGATTTGGAGTAGTTGCTACTATCGCAACAGCGGGAGCAAATAATCAAATTATGACAATTGACTATATGGGAATGGGAAGACAAAAACCTAACTTTTTAAATGATTTTTAATTATGATAGTTTACAGAGTTTATAACGAAGATGGTGGTTTTACTGAATTTACTGAAATTCCACAAGGCTTGCAATATGAAGTTATTGAAAAGCAAATAGAAGAAATTAAAATAGTTCCTGAATCTATTTCGCAAATGAAGTTACGCAAACAACTTATTTTGAGTGGGATTTCTATTGCTTCAATTGATGCTTTAACTCAATCTTTGCCACAACCAAATAGAGATTTAATCTACACTATGTGGGAATATGCGGTTGTATTCGACAGACACAATCCTGAACTTAATGCAATGGCAGGAATGTTAGGAGTTACACAACAACAATTAGATGAAATATTTATTAACGGAAATTTACTATGATATTATTTATAATTGCTTACGTTTTGTTTCTACCTTTGTCTTTTATAAATTTTTTATTTGTTCGTGATAAAGGTTACTTTAAAAGTTCTGCTATAAATATTGATAAGTTTGGCAATAGAGAATTTAGAACCTCTTTAAATCGCTGTTTAACTACGTCAAATAGTCCTTTTCAGTTTGGAAATATAGACGAAACTATTTCAAGTGTGTTAGGAAAAAATAAAAGGTTCGGACACCTTACAAAATTCGGAAAAATAATATGTTTAATT